CGGGGGATTTGGAACCGGCGTCCAACAATCATCAGAAATAACCTCTTCCCCACCAAGATCGTAGGTCCCCATTCCGTACTTCCCTAGGCCGTATTTGCGTCCCATTACCCAAACGACTTTCGCCTTACGGGGACAAGGGTAGAACCACTCGCCTTGTCAACCCTGTGAGCATTGTTCATGTCGGCAACAGCCCGCACCACTTCCCTATCCCAAGTAGCACCCCGCTCATCCTCGATAGAGTATAGCGAAGCGATGTGGAGTATCTTTAGAGTATAGATAGTAGAGTGGTACTTATTCGCCCAGTTATTTTCCGCATCGGTGAGCGGCGGAATGTTTTGGTAATAAGCCAGCTCCACATTTAAGCCGGAGCCACTGACCCCGCCAACAATAAGATAATTACCAACAATAGTATAGCGATTGTGTCGGCCCGGATATGGAGATTCTGGAGCATCTGGGAACTCCGGGTTATAGAAGGCATCGGGGGTTTGATAACGAAGAACACCGCCAGGGGGGTTACCCCAACGCGCCAGCCGGATTTCCTGCCAATCCAGCGGCAGCGGAACTCGGTCTTCTATTAAGTTGCAAGTATCGAACTGGATCATGTGCTTGACGCGAAGCACCGTCGACAAGTATTCCTCGGCCATACGAATCCAGCCGGTAACTACGGAGTTCGGATAAACATCGTCCCCGATAGCCAGCCACTTACGAACTTCTTCACATTTGTCTGCTAGAAATGTGGGCATTACACCTGGCCCTTCCAAATGCGAAACGCCGCGTTATCAGGATCGTTGAGCCACCGTTTCCAGTCTTGCTCATCCCAGCCCTCTAACATGGCTTTTTCAGCAACTTGGATGGGCACCCCTCGTGCGACCAGTTTGTTGGTCGAACGTCTAGGGTGAAGTTCACGCATTATGGCGTTATTCTTAAGCGCCTGTTCCAGGTCTTGTTCTGTGTAGACGTGCACTGTATCTGGGTTATCGTCATCCCAGATCATCTCGCGCTTAACAGCACCATCATCGCGGTACACAAACTTTCGTTCCGTCATACTAGCACACCCTTAGTTCGCTGTCAAGTATAGTATAGCGTTCCGTCATTTATACTTCTTTGCAGTATTTGCCTGGTTGTATTTCAGTATACCCTTGTAAATTTCTTTTGTAGTTAGCGGTGATGATTGTTCAAGCCCAGGATTGAACAATTTGTTGTACTCAGCCTTAACTTCATTGTTAGTTAATTCGCCCTTTTTATGCTTTTTCTTAACCTCTGCCCACGCTTTTAAAGAAGCTGGATCGGATGACATATCTACTGGTTTTTCACTGTATAACTTCTTTAATAAATCCTTGTATTGCCCATGGGTTATTTCGCCTTCACTTAAAGCAACTTGTAAATTATACGCATCCATCTTTTCATAATCCTGAATCCCCTTTAGCATTCCTTTCGGTTGTTTTGGAGCCTCACCCGACTGCAACAATCCACCATAATATTGATCTTTCTTATCCTCTATGACTTTCAATTTAGCCTGGTATTCATCCGGCGTTATTTTCTTCTTAAAATATTGATCAATGACTTTATTGTGTTCCCAATTTATATTACTAAGCGCGGGGTCCATATATATCGAATTAGTGGGTTTCTTAAATAACAACATGTTAGGTATCTGTAAATCAGTATTAACAGGGAGTTCAAGGTGCTTCCCGGCCCCCCAAATTTTATCATACCCTTTGTGAAAATCACCCAACGACAAATCGCCGGTTTGGTATTCTTTCACCAGCTGTTCTTGATCCGCGTATTTTAACCCCAAAGCCTTCTGCTTAGCTGCAAGATCAGCCTGCTTCGCTTGATATTGTTCATCAATCATGTGCATCGTAGTGCTATCGTCTTTCCACCATTGATGCGTATTTAATGATGGCGACCTAACAAAACTTTCTATCTCACCTCGCGGTTTTAGAATACCGCGCGGCAATCTCCAATCATAGCTTTCATCTGTAAATATAGGCAAATCATCATCCCAACCTTTTATTTCCATCTGATTCTTAACGCCGCGCTTTTTTGCTAGTGCCTGACCCTCCGCCGAAAATCTAGGAGTCAATTGCTCCGGTTTAAACGCCATAAAAGTATTGTAAGGACCAGCTTCCATCACATCTGAATAATGTGGATACCATATAGAATCATACCCCCTATCTTGTAGCATAGGAATAAATTGATCCTGCCATGTCTTAGCAGTTCCACCTATATTGTACATATCAGACAGCAATCCCCTAGGAGCGGTAAATCCTTGCCGCATATTCTCTTCCAGGTAGCCAATAACTTTATCGGGATCATTCCATTTTATAGCATCAGCCGGGTATTTTAATGCACTTTGTGCATCCATTAAAAATGGCTTAATGCGGGGTTCGGCAGCGTCCGGAGTACCAAATACCTTACCACTCATAAAATCCACAGTTCCAGGAAGTACCCCTTTATCAGCGTACCCCATACTTATAGTTGGGTCAACAGTAGCGTGGAGGCCAATGTCATGCTCCGGAGGAGGTAATTTTAATCTTTCAAATTCCGCTGGGCTGCTAGTTGCGTGACTAACAGCAACCACAGGCGGGTCTTTTCTTGGAGGAAGCTTCCACCCACTTGTAAGCGTCATTCCAGGAACAGCGGCTGCTCCTGTAACTGGCATTCCCATAGTGTTGAGGGCTGTCTCAGCATTTAACTGAGCGCCGAATCGTCGAGGGTCATAATCGGTAGACATCGACGGAGCAGTTCCGGTTTGCTCCGCCGCGATATCTTTTGCAGCGTCAACCAAACCAGCCCCGGCTCCGATGATACTCATCGGAATCTTGCCGATTCCTTCCAACAATTGGGTGGACAAGCCTTCACGCCGTCTAGTCGCCGCTAAGCGTTGACGTAAAGCAGCAGCCTCGAATGGATCAGTAAGGAGGCCTTGCATTATCTCTTACGTTTGCGCTTATCCGCAGAGTGAAATTCCTTCGCCACCTTGACCGGCACCCCGGCTTTCTTAGCGAATGACGGGTTATGGGCAGCCGCTCGCATGAGCTTAGCCTGCTTCGCAGATTTGCTCGGCATATACTTCTCCCCTGTATGAAAAATCCCGCGCCCTTGTTAGAGCGCGGGTAGTTGGCAGGTTACTTATCTAGCTTCTGGTGAGGGTGAGCCTTGGCGTCGGACGTGGTAACATCCGGGCTGTGAGGCGCACGAGAAGCTTCAAGCGCAGCGGGGTTGATCAGCGTCGTAATGACCGCACCCTGCTTGATACCGTTGAGCAGAACGTGAGCCAACGGGTTGCGCATTTCCACGCCCCACTCGGCGAGGATCATGCGAGTTTCCGCGTCACCGATCTTCGCGATCGGGTACGACCGGAAGTTCCGGAAGAATGCCGTGGCGAGGAAGTCGGCATCGAGGATGAAGCCAACATCGGTGGGCATCCACCGCGACGGCATTGCCTTGATGCGACCGAAATCGGTGGCGATGATGTCCACCGTTGCGACCACTTCGGTCTTCCCAACCATGACCTGCGAAATGCCACGACCTTCGAAGGTGCTGACAGTTCGCTTGATCCCCGGAGGAACAATCAGGGCATCCGGAGAGGCACCGTTGGTGTACGCCTTCTGCATCGCATCGCCGATCATCTGTTCGGTGAGAGCGACTTGGGAAGCGCCCGCGACGGCAGCGAAAGCGTCCGTAGCGAGGACCGGAAGACCGGCAGTAACACCGACGACCGCACCGGCAACCGCGCCGAGCTTGTCCTTAGCGCGGCCAAGCCAGTGAGCGATGGCTTCCGTCTTGCGGGCGGTGGTGGTTTCCGCACCATCATCGCGAGCTTGCCGAGACGACATGATGGATTCGATGTCCGACTTGAGGACCTTCGAAGCCATCGCCATCTGGTGGCCCATTTCGGAGCCTTTACCAGCCGCATCCGAAGCTTCCTGCGACCCGGTGACGGTAGCATCGCGCTTCGAAATCTGACAGACGTTCGTCAGGCGAGCCGTGGGGGTGCTCACAGAGCGGACAAGCTCGAAACCTTCGAGCTGGGCGTTGTTCGGATCAACGGTGGGCAGGTTTTCGGTCTGCCAATCGAAGGTCCGGTTCTTTGCGTTGCGCCGACGAGACATCGAAAGGATCGGTGTGTCGAAGGGGTCGATGTTGTAGATAGCATTCGACAAATCTTCTCTGTTACCCTTAGCGGCGTAAGTAGAGAAGCCGTTGGAGATTACAGGCATTGGGGGTCATCCTTTTGCGAGGAACTGGTCAAATACAACGGCGGCATCTTCGATGCTACCGCTGCGATTGAGCCTCTTCATCGCCGAAGTAGCTCCCCTTTGAGCCGTGCGCGTCCTAGCGCTTCCCGCTCCCGGAGGTATCGGCTTGCCTTGCGGCTGGCGAACGATTGGCTTAGGCTTGGCAGCCATCATTCGGTCGAACTTGGACGCTTTCAGAAGAATCTGGAGCATCCTGCTGTCGTACACTTGCGACAATTCTTCTTCGCCGAAACCGGCAGACAAACCGGTCCTGCGCATCGATTGCAAATCTTTGGCCCTCCGCTTGGGGTCGGTCCAGTATTTGCGGTTCATAGCCTCGAATTTCTGGCTCTCCTCCTCAGCGAATGCCGCGAGTTGAACAGAGCTAGACTCCTGCATCTTCTTTTGAGCTTCATTCAACTGCGTTTGCAGAGCGGCCTTAAATCCGTTGGCTTTCTCATAATAACTCTGCAATTGCCGCGCCTTGACAGGATCAGCGGCGAA